CATTCAAGGTGGCGGCAGCCGGTTTTGCCACCAAGGAACTGTACGACAAGGGCAAGGAACTCTGCGACATGATCAAGGCGGGGGCGGCAGACGTTGACCGCAGTGATGTCGACACGGGTGCCGCACCTGCCCAGCACACGGCAGAACTGTAATGGATAAACTGTCCAGAAAAGAAGCTCTGGACAGGGGGCTTTCTCGATATTTTACGGGAAAGCCCTGTATCTACGGGCACATAGCAGAGAGGTTGTCTTCTAATTGGATATGCGTCGAGTGCAATAGAGAAAACGTGAAGGAATCCGGCAAGAAAACTCCTGAAAGAGTGGCAACTAATAAGCGCAGATCCGGTCGAAAGAATGCCGCATCGAAAAAGGAAAGGCGTTTAGTTGTTACTAAGGGCAATGATCTGGCCGACATGGTTAGAAAGGCCGTAGGATCAGGGGTGCTAGCTAAGCTTCCTTGCTTCTGTTGTGGAAGTCTAAGCTCAGAAGGCCACCATCCGAATTACGACGAACCCCTATCCGTTGTGTGGTTATGTAGGAAACACCATTTGGAGATTCATAATGGCATTTGATAATACTAACAAAGGCGTGATGTTCAAGAATGACAAAACCAACGACGCGCAACCCGACTATCGCGGAAGCGCCAACATCGATGGAGTCGAAATGTGGGCCAGCGGATGGATAAAAGTAGCCGGGCCTAACGCCAAGAATCCGGGGTCCAAATTCTTGTCAATGTCTTTTGAAAAGAAGGACGCCAAGTACGTCAAAGCGCCAGAGCCGAAGCCTTACATGGTCGACGATCTGGACGACGATATACCTTTTAGCTACGGTGTAGCGTGACACCGCCCAAAAAATCATGCATTCGGTGCGGGGCCAAGGTTACGGCCAGAATGAAGGAGGAAAGACCGGAAGTCTATGCCGCCCACTATGCCGTCAGTAACGCCGTACGCGACGGAAGATTGGAGAAACAACCTTGCGAGAAGTGCGGAGCGGATGCCCACGCCCATCACGAGGACTATTCAAAGCCGCTGGATGTAATGTGGTTATGCCATCCACACCACATGGAACAGCATCGAAAATCGTAGCAATTGCTGGGGAGCAATAATGAATATGCGTCCGGTAGCATTCCTGTTCACATACATAGACAAAACGACAGGAAAAGAATTTACAGTCTCCGACCCAATACCTGCGGAACCGGTAAGGGTCACCCACCTGTACAGCGCCGACCAGATGGCCATGGTCCAGGAATCAATCAAGATTGAGTCAGCACTGCTGCTCAAAGGCGTTATCAACGGCGACATATACGCCAACCGCATTCGCAACATAGAAATATTCAAATGAACTCCTGGCCTCGCTTTAGCGAAGCCGAACAGATAGCATTCGATACAGAAACCGATGGCCTGAATTGGCCAACTAATCGGGCTTTTGGTTTCTCTATCGCTCTGCCTGATGGCACAGCATGTTATCACGACGTTCGGCATGAGCCGGGTGCTACAGATTGGTTTAATGACGAAATGAGCCGATTCTCTGGCACAGTCATTTGCCACAATGCATCCTTCGACTATAAAATGTCCGACTCCAGTGGGCTGTACCTGCCATTAGACAGAATGGACGACACTGTAACCCGTGCCTGTCTGATCAACGAACATGAACATAGTTTTAGCCTAGACTACCTGTGCGACAAGCACCTAGGCGAAAGAAAAGAAGACATATACCCAGAACTGGCCAAGATCTTTGGGGGCAGAGCCACCAGAACCGTTCAGATGCCCAATTTGCACCGGGCACCTCCAGAAGTAGTTCGCCCATACGCCATCAAAGACGCCGTGCTGACCATGAGGCTGTGGCAATGGCAGGAAGAAGAAATAGCTCGGCAGGGAATCCAGCGGATCTGCGAATTCGAGCGCCGGGTGTTCGTCCCGATCGTCAAGGCGGAAATCAGGGGGGTCAGGGTAGACCTTAAAAAGGCCGAGCAAGCCATGGCCAGATTGACTCTGGTGATCGAATCCGATCAGAAAGAGTTAACAGCACTGATTGGCAAGGAAATAAACGTCAACAGCCCCAAGCAAACACGGGAATTGTTTGCTCCGAAAGAAGACGAAACGGGCGAGTGGTTTGCGGACAACGGGCATCACCTGTTAAAAACAGACAGTGGCAACCCATCGTTGGACGCAGAAGCGCTGCGAGGCATGGAAAACGACCGCAGAGCGCAGTTGATCCTCACAATTCGATCCACGACCAAGACCAGGGATACATTCCTGGGTGGGCACGTGCTGGGGCATGCTGTGGGGGACAGGGTATACCCCAACATAAACCAGAATAAGGGGGAAGATGCGGGTACCGGATCTGGCAGACTATCTTACACCGCACCAGCCCTGCAACAAATACCCAGCCGCAACAAGAAGGTGGCCAGTATCGTCAAGCCAGTGTTCCTGCCAGAGTTGGGGTGCCAGTGGGCCGCTTACGACATGAACAGTTTCGAGGTCAGGGTGTTTGCCCACTTGGTGAACAATCCCGTGATCAACGAAGCATACGCAGCCAACGAAATGATGGACCTGCACCAATATGTCGCTGACCTGACCGGTCTGACCCGCAACGCCACCTACAGCGGACAAGCCAACGCCAAACAGTTGAATCTGTCGATGATTTTCAATTCGGGGAACGGAGCTATTGCCGACAAAATGGGCATGGCATGGGACTGGAACAGTTTCTCCGACAAAGCCGGCAAAGTCGTTAAGTACAAAAAGGCTGGCGACGAGGCAGAGGCTGTGATAGCCAAATATCACGAGCGGGTGCCGGGGGTGAAAGAATTGGCGCAACGGGCCAAGGCCACAGCAGAGTCTTTTGGATATGTGGCCACCAAGCATGGCCGAAGGCTGCGGTTCCCCAACAAATTCAAGACATACAAAGCGTCAGGACTGGCTATTCAAGCCACCTCTGCAGACATTAACAAAGAAATGTGGCTGCTCAGTGACCGCATTTTTGACGGTAGCGGCAACCATCTAATAATGAACACCCACGATTCATACGAGATGAATGTGAAAGAGGGGACAAACGTGAAAGACCTAAGGGAACTTCTGCAGGAAGGGATTCGAGCAGCGGTGCCGTGGGTCAGGGTTCCGCTGGTGCTGGACCTAAAAGGGGTTGGTTCCGATTATTGGGAGGCGCAGGGTGAATAATACGATAGCGTTGGATCTGTTGGAAATAAACAAAGCCAAGAAAATGGAGTTCAATGATGCCATACTCCATTGTGCGATTTGCTATGCCAAGGCCGGCATTCCGGTCCTGCCGCTGGAGCCGAACAGCAAGAAGCTCCCGGCAGGGAACACCGGCATTAATTACATGTCTGCCAGCAAGAAAGTAGCCACAGTTGAAAAATGGTTCGGAGAAGGAGGAAAGTTTCGCGGATTTAATCTAGGCATCGGCTGCGGTACTAAGGGCGGTGTGATGGCCCTAGACATAGACGCTAAGCCCGTAGGGGGCACGACGGGCATCAAGGAAGTGGCCAGGATAATCTCGAAGGAAGGACCGTTACCGCATGGACCAAGACAAGCCACACCATCAGGGGGTTTCCACTACCTATACGAGTGGCAGGACAACGCCGCTAGCAGCAGCAGCAAAATTGCCAATGGCATTGACACCAGAGGCGGCACAGCGGATCGTTGCACGGGCCACATCGTCGCTTTCCCTTCCGTGTTTAACGGGAAAGCTTATGTGTGGGAAGAGGGAGGAGAAGTCCCTCCCATGCCAGAATGGGTGTCCTCTGCCTTAGGCCAGCCGTGGTCAGAAAAGCGCAAAACCGAAGACGTCAAAACGGAAGTGCCGACCTCGCAAATCAACCGAATGTTGATGGTGATTGACCCAGATTCTCTGTCCTATGAGGATTGGGTGCGGGTGGGCATGGCCCTAAAATCATCCTGTGGCGATGACGGCTTGGAGATTTGGGACGAGTGGTCATCTGGTGGGGCCAGACGGAAAATGGGGGAATGTGGATTCCGGTGGAAATCATTTGATGAAGATGGCAGGGTTGGGTTCGGAACTCTGCTGTTCATGGCCAAGGAAGCAGGGTGGCGACCGCTGCCGGGCGATATGTCCAACCCATCCGTGGACGCAGAAGTAGAAGAACGCGTGTTGCAGATGAATAAGCAGTTCGCTCTGGTCAGAATATCGAAGAGCGCAGTAATAGCCACCTTCGACAAGAACGCCAACGGAGAGAAAGTCGGATTCCTGAGCGTTCAGTCATTCTCCACGATGGCCGCGAACATCAAAATTCAAATGCCGACCCGATCAGGCTACATCGAAAAAGCCATGAGCGAGATATGGATAGCATCAGAGCACCGCAGGGAGTATTACGACATAGCCATACACCCCCAAGGGGACGAACCCGCAGGGACGCTAAACATGTGGAACGGCTGGGGAGCCACTCCGGACCCGACCGCTTCTTGCGAACTTTACCTTACACACATGAGGGACGTAATATGCGACGGAGAGAGAGGGATTTACGAGTGGATGCTGGACTGGATGGCAGACGCCGTACAAAACAGTCGGGACATAAAGGGAACGTGCATCGTGTTGCGAGGAGTAGAAGGGTGCGGCAAAGGCGTATGGGCTGACACATTTGGCCGTCTGTTTGGCAGACATTACACCCACCTGATCGACGCTGAACGATTGACCACCAGATTTAACAGCCTGACCAGCGACAGCGTAGTAGTGTTTGCGGACGAGGTGCTGTGGCCGGGGGACCGCAAAGCAGCAAACATCCTTAAGGGGTTGGTATCAGAGCGAAGGGTCACCAAGGAAGCCAAAGGCATCGATAGCATTGAAATAGACAACTTGGCCCACGTGATAATAGCGTCTAATGAGGAATGGATAATTCCGGCAGGACCGCAATCCAGACGCTGGATGGTGCTGAATTGCAACAAAGCCATGGCCGGGAATAAATCATACTTCGACGCCATGTGGAACGAGATAGAAAATGGTGGGCTGGGCGCTCTGCTGCACCTGCTACAGGCCAGAAAGATAACTAGTAACCTGCGAATGGCCCCGGTCACAGCAGGGCTGCTGGATCAACGAAGACTAAGCCACAGGCACGATAGTTTGTTGCAGTTCATTTCCGAGTGCATCCAGCGCGGGGGTTTCGATACCCTGGACTCCGAGCACATGGTGGGCGATGTCGTGGATTGGCCTAGCAAAGTGCTCAAGTACGAATTGTTTGCCGAGTATAGGGCGTGGTGTAAGGAAGTGCGCATAACAGTAGCGGACGTATTGTCGCTGCCGGTATTTTCCTCCAACATACTTGCATACGGCTTCTCTGACACCGGGCGTCTGTTGCTGGTCCCGCCAGTCGAAGAATTGCACAAGAACGCAGAAGCGAAGCAGGGCACGTCCTGATCCGACGAGCGGTATAGACAGAACGTGCCGGGCGTGGTATAATAGAATCTGTGGTGGGGATGTCCTCGCCGCTAAACTGGAGAACCAAAAATGGAACGCAAGATTGATGTACTGGTTGACCTTCAATTCGGCAGCACCGGCAAGGGGTTGCTGTCCGGATATCTGGGGGTCAAAAAGGGATACGAGGCGGTCATTAGCTGTAACGCCCCCAATGCCGGCCATACGGCGTACTCGCCCGATACCGGCGAAAAATTTATTCACAAGGTGCTGCCATCTGCCATCTTTGGCAGCGAACTCAAGGTAATCGGCATCGGCCCCGGCGCAGTTTTCTACATCAACCGTTTGATGGACGAGTGGAAAGCCGTTTGCGAATACCGCAGCGACTTGGTGCTAATCATTCACGAGGCGGCGTGTGTTGCGCAGGACATTCACAAGACGACCGAGGCATCGACGCTCAGCCGGATTTCCAGCACCATGCAGGGCAGCGCCGAAGCCTTGATCGACAAGATTCGCCGCCTGCCGAAGGCAATAGCTAAGGATTGGTCGGTAGCCCTTGAATCTGGCCCAGGCCAATTTGGCCCGGTACGGGTCGTCAATCAGACCGAATGGCTCGAAATAATGGGCAACAAGAGCAGCATTCTTGTTGAAGGTAGCCAGGGCTATTCGCTGGGCTTGAGCAGCGGGTTTTATCCCTATTGCACCAGCCGTGATTGCACCGTTGGTCGGGTTCTGGCTGACGCGAATTTGCCGATTGCGTGGCTTCGCGACACGTTCGGCTGTGCGCGCGTTCACCCGATCCGCGTCGGCAATACTACAGACGGATTCAGCGGCGAATGGTACGACGATCAGATCGAAACCACGTTCGAGGCTCTTGGCGTCGAGCCTGAACTGACCACAGTCACCCAACGAATTCGCCGCGTAGCCAGCTTTTCGGCTTTGCAAATTCGCGAAGCGATGATCATGACACACCCTACGGCGGTGTTCCTGAACTTTGCGCAGTACAATGAGGCGGCTAGCATGGTTGCCGTAGACGTTATTGACGATGTGGCCGCAGAGATTGGTTGCGGGGGCGTTGGCTATATCGGCAGCGGCCCCCTCCCAGCTGATATTGCCGAGGTAAACTAAAATGAAATCAGTCGACACGATGGCTAAAATCGTGGTCGACTGGATCAGTCCGCTATTGCCGGACCGGTTCAGGGACCCGATGAACACGGCGATCAAATTGGCCGAAGAAGTGGCCGAGTTGCAACACTCTATTTACATGAAAGACGGCGATGCTGGCCAAGAGTGTGCTGACATTTTGATCCTTCTCGTTGATGTTGCTTACCTGCTCGAAATAGACCTGGAAGCGGAATTCGACAAGAAAATGAAAATCAACATGACCAGAGAATGGAAATCCCAGAAGGGGGCTTTGAAACATGAAAACGCCAATTGACGTCCTTATGGACTGTCAGTACGTCAAGCGCTGGACTATGGTTGGCACTGACAGGGAAAGTACCGTCGCCAGCCATAGTTTCGGGGTGGCGATGATCGCCATGGAAATCCGTAAGAGGATGTTCAACGTCCCTGGCATCGACGAGAAGACTGTTTGCTACTTCGCGCTGATCCACGACGTCAAAGAGTCCTACACTGGCGACATCCCCACTCCCACCAAGCGCGGCATGAAGGCAGCGGGGTTCGATCCAGACAATTACCAGGACGACCATATTGGAGAGCAAGCCCCCATCGATAAAGTGGCCAGGATAATAAAAGCTGCTGACTTGATAGAGAACCTTATTTTCATAACCGAGCATGCGACGGGCACCCGTGGCAGATCGGCTGTGGTAGAGGTCGACGAGAGGTTACGGACCTACCTCGACGAGGCATCCGAAGACCTGCGGACGGCGGCGGTCAGGACATTAGCATATATCAGATTCAGGAGCAGCGATGCTATCGAAGAAAGAACGCGCCTTGCGGCAGACCGTGAAACGTGTCGTCGCGTCAATGAAGGATACCCGCCTCCACATATCGTGGGTTGAGAGCCACGACACAGCAATCGGAATCCCCGATCTGAATTATTGCTATTGCGGGGTAGACGGTTGGTTGGAGTTGAAGTGCGGGCCGGAAATTGAAGTGCGGGCCGCACAGAAAATATGGTTCGAAGAACGGATTAAGGCTGGCGGATACCCGCTGTTTTTGATACAGTATGACGACCTTTTTATCATCGTGCCGGGGTCCGCCGCCGCCAGCCTCCGAGCCGAGCCTCATCAGGAAAACGCGCTAAGACATGCTGCGGCGATCTGGCAGGGAGAGATACCGGCAGCACAATTTTTGAGCATAATCAAACGACCAGGGAGGTGTTATGGCAACAACTGAAGAAGTACTAGAAAACAGGGGCGGCGATTACGGTGATTATGAGTACATGTCCCGCGTTGCGCAAAACCTGAAAAACGTAATGAATACTGGCACGTCCTCCTTGAATTTCGCCCAGCAGGAATCTGTCGATATGATTTGCACGAAACTTTCGCGGATTGCTTGCGGAAACCCGAACAAGTCGGACACTTGGCAAGACATCGCTGGCTACGCGACCCTCATTGTCAATATTTTGGAGAAGGAGAAGTATCAATGAAGAGGTTCACCAAATTCGTCAACAAAGACCCGCACCCTGAGGTGCCGTTCTATGACGGAGCAGATAACGGCATGCCGACCAAGGCACAAGCCGCGTTCTGGGCTGTCGCGGCGTTTCTGGCGGCAATCATTGGGAGCTATTGGCCATGAGCAAAGAACTGATCGAGAAGGCTGTTCGTATCGAATGGGCCATGCCACCCGGCGACGGTGTTGAAACGCCGTTCGGTCAGCACGTGGACTTCGTTACCCGCTGCCTCGCAGCCGCCAGCGCCGTGCGCTGATTGTGCCCGGCTAAAGAAGTTGTACGCCGAATTTCTGCGCGCAGAAATTGCAACACTCGAAGCCAGCATCGCTGGAATAGCCAGAAGAAAGGACGTAAAATGAGTGAGTTAGCATTTTTGCTGTACGGCAACCCGCACCCGATGAGGGAGGGCAACCCCAGCGCCGCTGCCACGGAGTTGAAAGGCCGTAACAGCCCTAATTACGGGATGGCCACTGAGAGAATTTTACAGGCCGCCAAAATTCTAGGCACTTTCACAGCAAAAGAGGCAGCAGCCCTGGCCAATCAGGGGGAGTCCACCACCAATCGAGCCTTGGTGAAGTTGGCCAATCAAGGAATGGTGGAGAAATTCAAGAAACAGACCGGGGGAGAATTTCGGGGGTCAGGGGTTTGGAGAGCGCTGTAACCCCGTCATTCCTTCACCGGGCAATGGTTGAGAGAGCAATACTCCTGGAAGGCAGCAACTTTGCTGGCGTCAGTGGCGCACTCTGCGATAAAGGGTTCGTCAAGTACGCGTTCTTGCTTGGCTCCATCATCCACTTGCTGACCGGGGCCATTTCCGGACACTGGACAGCTACTGGCAACGGGGTTGCGCATCCGGTAGTTAGCCACAGCATCACGACGAATAGCAGGAAGTTCTTTTTCATGTTTATCCTTCACTATTTTAAGATTGTCCACACCTTCTTGGGTTTTCTTGACCGCCTCAAGTTTAGCGGCTTCGCCAATTGCCCGTACAGAGGTGACCAAAGCTGTAAATTGATCCCTTTTCCCTAAGTACAAGTTAGTTGTCCACGCCAGAGCAGCAATCAGCGCCACTATGACGATGTAAGGGGCCGAGCGAAAGAATGTTAATGGGTTCATGGTATTTTATTTTCGCAATAAACTTTGAAAACCCAAGCGGTGTAGAACGTCGCAATTCCCTGTACCGCTGCAATGATAACGGCAATCTCCACCCCAGGCCGGATCGATAAATTTGCAAATTCCGTGGCCCACAGGTACGAGTGGATCGACATCCAAATCCCCGTTCCCATCATAATTGTCGACCGTACTCTGTGCTTGGTCATCCATGATTCAAAGTCTCCAGTTCGTCTATAATGGGGGCGGGGTTCGTCAATCATGGATAGAATACTCTATTGCCCGACCCCGGCGCTCTGGTGGTCCAATGACTCCACGAAGCTGTGGCGTTGGGGTGCTCGATGTATATGCCGCACTCTTTCAGCTTGTCCTGGTTAACCAAGCACCATGCGTCGATTTTGCCGTCAGGGTCGTACCGGTCCACGGCTTTGCCCTGCTTATGGCTGGACCCAGGAGCACCTATGGGACAGTCCTGTGGGCGAAAACCCCCGTATTGGGTGCCGCTGATGTTGGATTTGGTGGCGGGATTGGTCAAGAAGATGACCTCATCAGACCTGGCCATGGTTTCCAAACGGTGGCAGGACTCCAGCAACTCTGCAGCGTTAACCTTGACGGTAGTGGTGACGTCCGAGTGGTCCATAAACTTACCAAAGTATTGTTCTGTGGTGATCATTTTATACCTTCGATCTTATGGAAACTTTAATGGCTTCCCAAGCAGCTACTGCCATAAATCCTATGAAAGCAATCAAGGCCCAACTGAGGGAAGATGCGGTTACTTTTTGCATCATAGTGGTCTTGGCTTCTGCTTGGATGATCAGGGTGTCTACGTACTTGGCCCTCTTGACCATCATAGGCACCCCGCCCAAGTCTTCAACCAATTTGTCCTGCTCCCTTACCCGCTCCTCCTCAATTCGAGCGTGTGGAATGATGCAAGCCGCCAGCCGGTTGAGGGAAAACAGGATGAGTCTGTCTACTTCCCTGCGATCGCCCTTGAGGTACATTTCAATCTCCTCCTGGGACAACACCCTTGGGGAGAACTCATCGTCTATGCGCCTCCCGAACGCCTCATCATATTCCATTAGTGTGTCCCATACTCAAAGCCCTGCGCTTGCCCAAAGTTAGGACCGGTCACACCTGCTGCGCTCGATGCGTCAGATTGAAAACGAAATAGAATTGCCAAGCGCCCGTTGAGTTTCCAACCCATGCCGCACTGGAACAATGCTTTCGTAACTGTAGAACCTGACCAGCGGATTGATGCGAAAACTCCGAATGGCAGCGAGAACCGCAGGAACAGTATTGCGTTGTAGAACAAGGCTACGTTCTCTGTTTTGCGAGGGATGAAATTCCATTTCCCGTTCTCCTTGAACAACCAAGCAATACCGAATGACTTGATGTAATCAGAATCAATGGCTGTGACATTCCCGATCTTGTACATCAGCCAAGGTTCATTCTCATGTTGGATTTCTTGGATTCTCATAGCGAAGCTGCCAGTTCAAACAATGCATGACGTTCTTCATCCGTCTTGCCAAACTGTGCAAACATGCTCACTACGAATGGATCGTTCTCCACAAACTCAGTTGCTTTAGCCCAACCAAGTTGGGTTATGCGATCAGAAGTTGCTACTGCTGCTTCAACGTCATCAAGCAGTTCCATAGCAAGTAAGGCTTTACACATCTGCCAAGGAGACACTGAGATAGGAGGAATGATTACAGGAGGAATCGGATCAGCAGGCTCTGGCTCATTACCTTCTGCGAGCCAATCTGCAATGACTTCAACAAGACAGGATTCTTGTGATCCGTCTTCGTTTGTGCGATGAACAACCCGATTGCTATAGTCCGTAAATTTCCAATTGCTCATAGTTCGCACCCGTTTGCAAGAATTGTAAGATTAGTTCCGAGTAGCGTCGTGGAATTACCAGCAACAAGCCCTGCCGCCACTTGGCAAATCATTTGCAGCACCTCCATCGAGGCATTATTAAAGCTTGCTACGCTAGATATATTTACGCCTGACGCCCCTGCGTTAAGAATGGCCATCCCCCCAATGTAGCTTAAGCCAGTTGGGGAGACTCTTGGGGTAACTTTGAATGGCAGGTTTATAATCGCGTTGGTCGTTGAATAGCACATACCTGTTGCTATCGTCTGATTTGCCCCAAGGGCACTCCATGCCGGAAGATATCTCTGACACAGCGCCAACTCAATCCCAATCGGACGATTCTCGAATTTTGTTGCTATTGAACCTTCTTCGAGTTGTACGTTCCATATGTAGCTCGTTGCTCCACTTGTTAGGTTGCTCCAACTGATAATCGGCATTAGACCTTCCGCTGATCCGTCTGCTGGAATATCTACTGTAAGGATAATTTTCTGCAACCCTAAAACACTAACTGACTTAGTTCCAATCTGATTCCATACACCTGTGTTTAGAGAATCTTTTGTTGAGTTTTTAAAGATCGCAGCAGTTATAGTTCCACCAGAAGCACTTGCAGAACACCAAAAAGATAGCGTCGCTTTTTTCCCCGCTAAAAATCGACACTTATCATTCTCAATAGGCTGCTCTATTGACCCGATATTTGTTGCATTAGAAACGTAAATCGAAAGTGCCTTTGATCCATAAGTAGCGCCAACGTCGATTCTGCTTACCACACTGTTTGTTGGGTTATACAGAAACCACCTGTCGAACGAATATCCACCTGTAGTGAAATATTCACCTCGCTGTACTATATCGAAGCCGCCGTTAATCAATACATTGCGAAACCCTGCAAGCTGCCCCGATGTATCACCACCGAAGCGCGCATAATCCTCACCGTTCCGGCCAATTGCGATGTAGGCATCGCTGATGTCTGTTCTTATAGTCATGGAGTTACTCCAAACGGAAAGGTAACTTTTCCAGTAGTTTCAATCTTCATAACCACAACTCCTGATTCCCGTGAGATTGTGAGCGTGCCATCTGCAATCGCTGGCGTTGAGATTACGAAATTCTTGGTGAGGTCGGCATTGTTGCCGAGGCGGATAGAGCGTAGGTTAAGATCGGAAGTCATTATGCAGCCCTCGCTAAGAAACCTGAGAACTGGGCCGAGTTTAACCTGCCCGATCCAGCAGTCACGCTACCACCGAGATTCACTATGTCACCCACAACCAAAGGAACAAAACAGGTAAGAGTTTGTGTTAGCTCGTAGCCCGTTGTTATGACGGTGTAGCTCGCCTTACCATATAGGGCGCTGTTCTTTAGCAGAGCCAGCGTTGCGCCAGAAGGGTTGGGAAGCCCAGACCCCCATGTAATTGATGCGTTGAACTGATAATACCCGGCGACCTTCGGGGCAAAGATGTTTGCCGCAAAACTTGAGTCGGTATCAAACAACTCAGAAGCAAGCTCAACTACGGCGAGGGTGGGGCCGAATCCCGTTTGTGTGGCAGCGTTTATGGACATAAAGCACGGTCCATTACCTGCCACATTCGGCGCAAGATCAGCCTGTGTAATCGAACCATCATTAACTCGGTCGATACCTGTATTCCCGTTTATCGTGGTCATGACGTTATCACCCAATTTGCTCCAGGTTCAATCGTTACTTCAAAACCCGGTGAGATAGTTATATTCGGACCTGCTGAGAAACCATTAGTACCAGCAGCAATAGTTAGATTCTCTGCAATGGTTTGTGAGTTGTAATGGATCGCTTTAACAAGAGCTTGGCCGAGCATCTGACCGCCACCGGTTGGAATCCAATTTGTCCCGTTCCACCACTCTTTAGCGCCCAATTCGCTATTCGTGCGTTCATCCCCATAAATGGGTGACACAGGGCGCTGTGAAGTATCGCCTACTGGCGGGTGCATCGCCCCTGTGTCTGAGGTCTTGGTCACCACGTTAGTGGGAATAGGAGCAGGGGAATAGTAGAACCCAGCCACCGGGTACACGGGATTGGGTGATGACCAAACAATATTATCGCCAATTCCGCATACCTGCGATACCGCCCCTGTTGGGGTGCGTAAAGTCAGGGTTCCTGCAGTAGTTATTTGGAAAAAGTCCCCGTCAGTGAATGTTCCAGCGGGCAACACCCCTGGAAGAGCGTTCCATGGCCCCTGATAGTTCAGTCCCCCTAGCGATATCAAGGCCGGGGGCACCAATCCGGAAGCGTTTAACTTCAAAGCCCCATGGGGGACGTTAGTTTGTATGCGCAGGATGGGGGTGGACGGAGTAGTGTTGTCCACCAGGATGATTTGAGGATCGTCGGAAAGAATCTCGGCAATGGACCCCCCAATATCAGCTAGACGGGCAACATCGTTAGGCTCTGTGGGCGTTTTGGTGCTCTGCAGCGACGAGAACACCCCAGTGCCACCAGTAATCTGCACCGCGTCCTTGTTTTGAAAGGCCATGGTGCCCAAGCCATCAGTCTGCAAGGCACCAAAAGCTTTGATGCACGCAATCAAGGCCATGTTGGCTGGCCGGGCTTCCAATCCGGAAGAAGCAACTGTTATTCCGGTACCGGCCCCCGCGACGCTTACTCCAACGGCTGTTCCTGCAGCCGACACTCCGGAATAAGCTCCCTGCACCCCAACTCCGGTCGCTGCCCCGTATATCCCGATGCCAGTACCTGCCGCCCCTGTAGCGCCTGGGCCTACTTCCGAGCCAGACGAAATTGCGTTACCGGCCCCGACAGGAACATATGATGTGTGAGCGTGACCGGGGTCGTAAACGCCGTGAGTATGGCCAGGATCGCTTATTCCGTGGGCATGGCCAGGATCGCTTATTCCGTGGGTGTGGGCCGGACTGCTGGCGCTGTGGGCGTGACCGGGGTCGCTCAAAGGGTGGTTGTGGGGAGCGTTGGCCCCGTCCTGCATGGTCCCGAACCCTCTGCCGGGGTCAGACCCGCGCCCATTGTCGAAGCCCCGTATGAAAGTGCCGCGCAAATCGGGCAAATTGAAAGTGGTGGTTCCGTTGCCAGCCCCGTAGGTAACCCCAATTGTGCTGAACAGATTGGCGTAGGTGGTCCGGCTGATTGCCGACCCGTTTGCCTCCAGCCAACCCGTGGGCACCGCGTTCATGGCAAAATATTGAACGGCCCCGGCTGGCAAGTAGTTGGTGCTGCTAGATACTGCGGCGCTGAGTTGGTCGACTGTTATGGCTTCCTTGGGCAGAATTCCGTCACGGGCAAGGACCAACGGTCCCGTCATTGGTGCCGCCCCGTTCCTTGGCAGGGATTGAGTTATTTCGTTGGCCAAATCAGCCATTGTGGGATTGGCCCACGTGGATTCAATAAGTGTGCCAGGAATCACCGGATTCCCTGTCGGCAACACCATTACTCCAGATATGTTACGGGGCATTGTTCACTCCTGGTTAAATTCAGCGGCCACAGTAGGAGAAAACCTACGAATAGCATCGGCCAATTGTTTTTGGTATTTACTCCCGCCTGTGGCGAATTTACTCGTCAGGACTCTTTGAACCGGTTTTGTTCCATACAACCCTGCTGCCCCCAACACAGACGCTGTGGGCACTATCCCCAATCCGGACACGCTGCCAGCAAGAGTGGCCAAGCCAGCAAGACGCGACATGCTACTAGGGGAAGGGGTGGACGATCCTATTACATTCTCAGCTGCCGTGGCAGAGTCCTGCATTGGCCGCTCTCCAGCAAACCATTGCGCTTTCCTGGACCCCTTCTCGCCGGACCTCAACTCCCTCAACAGGGACTGTGGGGAAAAAGACCCAGGGACTTCCTCCCCGGCAAGACTGGCTGTCCCTTTTCCAGAAGCGGACTGGACGGGAATAAACTTTCGGTATTGGGCGTCAATACTGGCCAATTCGGCTTTTTTCGTTCCGGTCAGCGAATTTCTCCACTGACTGCGCATGTCAGAAGCGATGTTGCCCAATAAATCCCCGTATATGCTTTGTTCAGGATCGGGCGAATATTCGAACTTTCTGGCCAATGTTTTCAGGCTACTTTCGACTTGCTGCAGGGAGGCCGGGGTGTGCGGGTTGCCGCCGTTCTCCATCAAATTATCCACCAATTTGGCGGCCTTGTCCATCTGTTCCCCGGTAGCCCCTGGAACCCTGTTCTTGGCGCTCATGACCAAATCATCTGTCAATTTGACCGGTTGGGTGCCCGGCTTGAACTTGGCCATGTTCACCGAGTCGTTATATGCTTTGGTGAAGGATTCCTGCAACGCCGCTATGCTGTCGGACGACCCTGGGGCCGATTTGGGAGGGGCAACAGCATCCTTTACCGATTGCTCCCATCCCGTTCGAGATTCCGCGATTCTGTCTCGCATGGGACGGCCAATGAACGGGGTTTGGGCCAGTGCTTCTTCCGTTCTTCTCAGCAACCCGCCCTGCATTTGGCCAGGGGTAAGATTCTTTGCGCCGCTTCTCAGCAATTCCAGCGCCCTTGCAGACGGGGTTATTACACCCCCGGCGAGTCTGGACAAGCCCTGTCCGATAGCGCCCGTAGCGCCCCCGATAGTTGCCTCCTCCAATTCCTGACCCACCGGCGATTGCACGGATGACAGGGCTGCGTTGCCAAGAGCCTGCGGCAGTAGGCTACCCGGTAAAGCGACAGCGGGGGCCGACTGCGCCATCATTTGTCCGGCTTGTTCTATCGGCCTGTCGGTACGTGGCTCCGGAAGACCCAAAGCGTTTAACCCTTTGTCCAGGGTGCCCTGCAAGTCCGGATTTACGTTTCCGCCCATGGCGTTGATGGTTTTGTTAAGGAGTCTGCCGCCCGTGATTACAGGGGACGCTACGACGTTAGCGCCAGCCCTGGCCGACAGCCCTAGTTGACGGCCCAAATTAGACCAGCCAGTAGGCTCTGGTGCGGTCGTGCCCAAAGCAGGGGCGTCGGGCGTTTTGACCGGGGACGGGAATTGCTTCTGCAGCACCGTCCCAATATCGTCATCGGACATATTATCCGGAAATTCGGCCTCCGACCCGTCCGGAAGTCCTATGATTTTGGCCATTATTCCACCCTGCCCGTAGCCGGGTTGTAGACTTTACGGGAGGGGGCAGGATCGGCTGGTCCCGAACCCTCAGGAGGGTAAGAATCAGTAGCACCGCGACTCTTGGCCCATTCGCCCTGCATTCTCAGGTACTCCTCCCTCATTTTGCCGAGTTTGTTCTTGACAGCTTCAACCTTGTCCGTCATGCTGGGGATGAACGGCTTCAAACGAGGGAATTCGCTGGCGGTAATGGCAGCGCCCGATCGGTCGTGGAGTTTCAGCGACCCAATATTCGCCACAGTAGCCCTGGCCACAACTCCATTCGGATCTGTGTATTGGCGAACAGCGTCAGGCAGAATGTTGCGCGCCCCCATAGCGTTTTTCGCCTTGGGGTTGTCTAATTCTTTGATAGCGTCGTCGATAGAAGCAACACCCATGGCCGATTCGTGACGAGCTTTCTCAGCAGCAGCGGATTCTTTGCTGGGCGGTTTTGGCTCTTTAAGTTTGTCGATTCGGGCTTGGATCAACTCCCGCTGGATATCGGCGTTCGCGTTCCCAAGGGTTTTGGTCATTCCGGCAATTTGCTCCCTTAAGGCAAACCCCTCACGAGCCAGAGCCTCCCTAGAATCCCTATCCAACGCTTTGTCTTCCAGACGAGTTTGAATTTCGGCCATGCGGTCCTGGGAACGTTGGATCAATAGCATCTTGGCCTGTTCCTGTTGGGATTGCAACGTGGCCATCTTCTCCGGAAAACCAACTCCGGACTTGATAAACTCCATCCCAACTTTGTTGGCCATGGGCAGCTTGCTCATTTGCATGCCAAGCCCCATTTGACGCTGATTTTCTTCGATGGGGTCCAGAGGAACGTCACCATCCACCATTTGCTCCGGACCCTGTTGATCGCCGGATAGTGTCTTGGACAATACCTTCCCGCGTTTGGTGCCCGGCGTACCCAATTGTTTTGCAATGGCGTCGAAACGGCTGATTTGCTCCTTATTCAAAGCAGTCTGTTGGCCTTCGGCCTGTTTAACGCCGTATTGCCCAAGAGCATTAGTCAGGGCTGTGGCTATGCCGTTGCCGGTGGTGTTCCACTTGCCGTGAAATTGGGGTCCGCCCATAGGCATATCTTGTTGCTCTTGGGCCATGCGCAAGGCTCTGGCGATGACGTCGGACTGGCCGGCAAAGTCCAAGTTGGGGTCGTTAAGATCGAGTTCCATGTTGCCCCCTAGAATCCGTAGCTATCGTTGTTGGGGTTGGAATAGTAGTCCCCCGACCAATTAGCAGGCATTGATCCGCCGGAACTTCCGGCTTGATTCCACCAATCGATAGCTTTACCGCCAGCCTTGCCAAGAACCCCGGCGATTTGGTTGTTGTTGGCTTGTTGGGTAGCAGAATCAGCAGACATAGCGCCAGCAAGGTCATTGGTAGGAGCATTGGCGGTGATTTGGCCCATCTGAGCCGCAGCCATGTTGGGGGCAGTAACCATGGCAGCGCCAGCGCCGGGCAACCCGCCCATCTGAGCCGCGCCCTGAGTGGGGGCTTGGCCCAGCAGACTGGTTTGACCGTTCATCATAGTGGCCATATTGTTACGCAAACCAGTCTGGGAAGTGTTCCAGGCGTCAAAACCACCAAGTACCGCTTTTTGGTTGGCGTCGTTGGCCGATCGGTTCAAAGTGTCCTGAGAACTGTCCCAGGCGGAACCTGAACCCGAAGCTAAGCCCATCGCCGCCAACCGAGCGTTTTCGTTGTTGCGCGTCTGGTCCAGACCGGGCTGCAATTGAGCCTTCATGGCATTCATGTAGTCGCTGTTGACGTTGAATCCGCCGCCAGTGTCTAGGTTGCCAGCAGCGGTGCCGTAGCTGCCACGCAGGGCGTCCAGGGTATTTTGAGCCGAAGGGTTCAGGGACGAGGATTGGGTCCAGGCACCGGTAGTGGGGTCCTGCTCCCAAGTCAATCCGCCGCCAGCGGTCTGCATGTTGGTGCGGTTCTGCCCCAACACATAGTCAGCATTGTCTCGATTGGCGGCATTCTGAGCGTCCAGAGAAGTCTGGTTAGCCCCTTGCGCCCACAGTTGATTGTCCTTGTTCGTGCCCAACGCCGCTGTATTGGCCGCTTGGTTTTGTTGTTGCGACCAAGTGGCATTTTGACGGTTAAGGTCGTTTGCCTTCTGAATGTCTTGCCAGGATTGCACACTACCCGCAGCAGAAGCGTCGGCGTTGGAACTGCCGCTGCTCTTGCCCTTATTTAACAGCGATCCGCCAACCACCGATACTGCTGCCCCACCTATAGCGCCCCAAGTCATTACTTGTTCTCCAATTGTTTGCTAACGTAAGCATCGTACTCAGCGAATGTTTTGCAGATGATGTCCGCCTCCACTTCGTCGGGAGTAGTATGTTGCGTCCCGTGAAAAGTGGTCCAGACCGTATCCTCATGCGCGTAAACAACCCGCTTGGTGCCCGGCTTACTGATGAAGGTAGTGGGAGCCTGTAATGTCTCTACCCCGAACTCAGTCAATACTGAAACGAGTCCTTTGGTGATCACGTTTAGGTGACCAAACTTATGAATTTTACCAACTATGAGGTGTCCGGCAGGGATCAACATTTCCCTAGCATACACCCCATCAGCAAATCTGTGCTGGAGGGGAAATGAATCTTCCCATCCATTTTCGGAGAAAGCCTCCACTAAAGTGGCCTCTATAAGGGCGATGCCCTCTCTGCTGGCCAGCGGGGTGTTGGTATCCGGAACGTTCTTGGCGAATAGGTCGAGCATCATCCCGCCACCCCACCCTTCTCGATCAACCAATCAGTGGAAACCCACAAAGTCTCGCTGGTAGTTTCAACAGCAATTCGGATGGCTGCCGCATACCCTATGCCTATGATGCTTGCCCATTGCTTGGAGGATTGCGACCCGCCCGACCAAACGCTGCCATCATCCCATAAGGTGTCGTTCCAAACCCCGAAGTTAGAAGTACCAAACGCAGCCGGGGCCGGCAGGGTCGCAAAGTCGAAGTCCATGTTTGCTCCGGCTTTGTATTTAAACTTGCCGGAGAACACGAACGTGGGGCGGAACATTTTGAAGTGTTTGTTTGCTCCAGGTAGGTCGAAATAACTAAATGCCTGTTGGCATTCGGCTACGATGGGAATACCTCCTGTGGTGTCCAGGAGAACATTATCCATGTACCCTTCCCATGCCCTGTAGACCACGCCATCGCCACCAAACATCAAGGTGTTCCCCACTCCTTGGAAGCAATTGGCCGACATGCCCTGAAACTGCCCCCAAGCCTTGGTGATGGTGTTGTAAACTAGTTGAAGCGTTTGGGAGGGGACTATGCCAGGAACATTGATTAGCATCATATTTGCTGTCGGGAATAGCAGCATGTTCCAGCCAACACGGTACGACCCTTCTACTACCACTTCACTAATGAGGGTCTGAATCTTTTGCGACAGCGCATTGTCCAACACTGAGGTATTGTCAGGTTTGGCCAGGGTGCTGATGGTAATCATGCCATATTCAGTCAGCACGGCTACGTCGCCGCCGAACTTGGCTGTACAACGGCGCGTGAAGGTGGCCCCGACAAAGAACACCCCAACCAAAGCCCAATCGGTGGAGGACTCAGGGTTGGTGCCCTTGTACAGCACGATCTCCCCTGCCGACGAAATGGCCGCTAAATAGTCGTCAGGCCCGTAGCCGGAATCCTGAGTGTATATAGCCAATGTCTGGAGGAACCCACCTTGGCTAAAGTTAGCCCCGAAGTCGAAGAACTTGGCCGTGCCCCATACTTGCTCAGGCGGCAAATACCAAGCCCTGGTGGATTCCACTTCGACCGCCCAAAGACGGTGTTGGTGGACGATGGGGACTACCAATTTCTTCGGGTCAATGCCTACCCAAGTATAGTTAGCTGCGACTGTGCCAACTACCAGCCGGTGCATGCCAGAAGAATTGATGATCACCCCGTCGTCCGTCCCGTTGAAGGCGACCATGTGGGTGCCGGACGGGTTGGACATGTTGGTGCTTTGCCACCACGGGTTGGTCGACGCCCACGCTACCGCATGGCCGGCAATGTCCCCAGGCATGCTGATGTCGTACGCCCCGTATTGGTCCACGCCATATATCTTCCTGGCCCCGACAGATGGGGTGTAAGGCAGGACACTACAAACTTCCCCGGCAAATCCGGTGGCGTGTTGCACATACCCGCGCCTTACCCGGCAACCAAACGCTTCTGGGAAGAAATTGCGCATGATAACAGCGTCTGTCTCCGGCATATTGGAGATAGGATTAAAAGCGTTCAACCCGCCAGTGGGGGCTTGAACGGTGGTAGAGCCGCTTACTTGCGGCTTTCCGAAAGGAGTATGCTTGGTGGCCATTAAGGAGTACCAGAATTCCAGTTGCCGTCAGGAACGCTTTGCATGTTCAAATACGGCGTCTTGTACCCGCCAGCAGTGCTTAATACTGGAGCGCCGTGGTCTTGGCCGGTGGCTGCATCCATTACTCGATTGAAATCAGAGGCCAAATTGGTGGTGTCCAGACCTTTTGCTTGCCACATCTTCAACTTCAAGAACTTGACTATGAGCCAGAAGTCAAATTGCACGGTGTCTTGGTCGTTTGTCACCATGGACGTGAATATGTCTGGGTCCAGATAGGATTGAATCCAGCCATTGCTGATGTATTGATAGTTGTAGTTTAGCCCGTTACCTTGGGGCACAGGCAAGAACTCCACGTTGCGACCAGCAATACGGTAACGGGCAAATGGCCCCGCCGTGATTACCGCGTTGTTCAGAGTTTGCCAGCCCTGTGGGGACACCGGGCCGAAGGCAGGGCGTCGATTGTTCTTGTCCCAAATGGTTTGGTTAATTTGGCGTTGATAGTTGTCGGGTCGGGGGTAAGACCCCTTCCCCGCTTCGGAAATGATGTTGTGGGTCTTGAGCAAAAACTCCCAATCAAAATAAGTCACCAATTCGTTGCCGGCGGAATTCATCAATGCCAACATCTGGATGGAAGTTTGTTCTTGCGAGGTAACGAGTTCCGTCGGGATTGGAAGGCCCAATTCACTTGCTACTTGTCTTGCTACTTGGAGCGCGTTACCTAGCATGATTTCTCCTTACTTGGCCACCGTAGCCACGGTCTTGGCTTTAGCAGCCAATTCCTGAGCCGCTATGATTTGGGCCATCTGTTGTTTGAGTTGGTTGATCTCATTATCTCGCAATTCCAATTGGGAAGCCAACCTGGAGGTAACAGCTTCACCAGCAGCGGCCTCCAGGAACAGCTTGGCTTTAGCTCGCAGAGCATGCGAACCCATGATGCGTTGGGCTAATTGGTCGGGCATGTCGGCCAACTGCTCGACGGTATGAACGTGCATGGCTTTCAATTCCGCCACTTGGCCCACCGTCATTTGGGTCCAGACTTCCAGGGGAGTGCCTGTGACAGCTTGCTCCTGATTCTTCTTGAAGCGATCAAACTGCTTCTCGAACCGCATTTTGTGTTCCTCGGTTACTTGAGTGTCCACGATGCTGTTCTTGTCGCCGGGAACAATGATTCGGACAAAATCAACTTCATCAAAGATGGGGCGACCTTCTTCCGCCGACTTGAAACTGCTCATGACCGCATTGCGGTAGAACTGGACGTACAACCGCTTGTCCATCGCATAACGCGGTTGGTCTTGCATGACCGCTGCCTCGTCGTATGTTGCCAAATCATTGTTCATTTGAATTTTCCTTTTGTGTGGGATGTTTGGAAATCTGGCCATCGCCTTACCAGTCTTAAATAAACCCGATGAACAGGTAATTACTTGCCAATTAACCCCCTGATGATATCCTGCACGTAGGGAGACAACATAGCGTAGCATGCGTCGTTGGGGTGGGCTTGTTGGTTCGTTGTTCCCGTCGGGTAGGCATATCCCGGCAGCAACCCGGCAGGAACCGCCCCATTGGTGGTCTTGGCATACCTGTCGTGAAATTGTAATCCCAATTTGGTGGTGAGAGCCTCCAATGAGGCAACGTAGGCCAAATCAGCGTTGCTTTGCGACGCGTTGAACGGGAGC